CTAATTGCATGAAGTTTGCTAATGCTCTTTTGCTTGTCAATAACTGCTTTATTGATAGCCTTTATATCTGCCTTATTTGTAATTCTTGTAGATACTTTTTCACGAACCCAGTTATTGGTATTCTTTACGGAATTATTTAAAGCAGTTCCAGCAACAGAGGTTGCTGTATTTTTAATACCTAGCGCAAGAGAAGAACTTACAATTGGCTCAAATATAGAGTTTTTAGGAATAAACATTGGTCGAGCCAATGCATTAAAACTCCAAAGTCTAGTTAGGTTTTCGTAAATTGGAGCAATAGTATTTTTGGTTACAGTTGCACCTCTTGAAACTCCAGTTTTGGCAATATCAATAAATTGCTTTTCAATTAAGTCCCAAGGGGTAAACAAATATGACTCAGCCATTTGGCTGGTTGTTTCAATATTGGTTCTATTCATTGAACCATCAGCATTGAATGAATAACCATTTCTTTCAAATACTCTTTTGTTTGTACGAGTATTGTTTAACATTTGGGCTACCTGAGCATTAATAGCATTTTCGGTATAATGTCCGTGATTATATGCTATTACTTTTCCTAATTGCTCATCAATTTTAGAAAGGGCAGAAAATCTTTCTTCTGGAGTAACTGCTTTTAAGTAAGCCTGTTCCCATTCATTTCTTAATTCAGAAACTTTTTTAGAAGTGCTTGGTGTTACCATGATACTGGCATTACCATTTTTTAGTGTAGGAATATTATCAAAAAATGCATTTAATTCTATGCGTCCATCACCTGGGCGCATGCCTGAAAAGGTTACGAATCTTAGTGGCTTTAATTTGGTTATTGCATTTCTAAATTTAATAAAGTTTACAGTTGGCGCTCCGACACGGCTTCCAACTTTCATGGACAGAATTTCGCCCATTTCATTTGCGCCTAAACGACCAAAATCAGCGCCAAGAAAACCCTTGCCCTTAAGTTCACCAGTTCTTGCTAAAGCCTTACCCTCACGAAGTGCTGTCTCTGCTTTAATGTATAGACTGGTTCCAATTCTTGGCTCTGCTGGAAAATAATCTAATTTTCCAAGAACTCGTAATTGGTCAGACTCATCAAAAAACGCATCTCTCAATGCCACCATTCTAGCATCTTTTGAAACTGCTTTATCAAAGGCTTTAGATAAACGTTCTACTGCTGGACCTTCTGGGTTATATATATTTCCAGTCTTAATATAGTCAATTTTTATCTTATTGGCTACATCACCCATTTCAAATAAATCATCTGGGTTAGTTTTAGATAAGCGGTCTAGGGCGTTAATATCACCCTTATCGCCAAGAATAATATCTCTTACAATTCTAGGATTATTTATATTTTCTAAAATTGGAGTTAATCTTTCATTGTTGCTATAAATTTTAACTATGTCATCAATTTTAGCAAGGTCTTTTGTTTCCGCAATAGCCATCATATGAGTAGCAGATACAGTTTGACGTCCACCCTCAATGCCATCAGCATAGTTTAAACCAGCATCAATGTCATCTGCAAGTTGAGCAACTGATTTGTTCTTAGCGATAACACCAGTCTGTTTTAAACCAGCCTTACTTAATCTACCAAGAGCACCAAATCCCTTACTAATTGCAAAGTTACCAGCAACAAAGTCAATAGAACCTGTAAACCATTTTCCAACGGTATTATCGACAAAGTTCTTTTTTATACTTTCATCGTCCCACAAGTCAACATCATCAAGATTTATTCCACCAATAGATAGAACAGTTTGTGATACTGGTTTTGCAAATGGCAATAAGTCAGATTTAGTAAATGCTTGACCCATTGATACTTTGGCGCTTCTATCATAAGCAGCCTTTATATCTGAAAACTGAAAACCTTGTTCGTATTGGTCTTTTTTATACAAAGGTGAGTTAAAATCAGTTAATAGACCTAATGTAGATATTGGTCTAGTCATGTACGGTGATATAACTTTGTTATTTAAATTAACAGCAGTAGTCAATAAAAGGTCAGTGGTACGTTCTGCGCCACTAATTGTTTTATCTTCTAAGCCTCTTAAAAGTTAAAAAATTTTTCGTAGGGTTTATAACTCTTTTAGAAATAGAGTTTGTGAAGTCTGACCAAAAAGCCACTCTATCTCCTTAAATCACGAATTGGATACATCTTCTCTGTCCCACCTTGCACATCATCTCCAGTAACTGCTCTAATAAAAGCATCTCTTTCAGATGGTGATTCCCAAGGTTGTAATGCTAATTGAATTGCAATTCCAGCATTTTGATAGCCTAATGAATTTGCAAATTTATCAATATTGTCAAATATGCTGCCTGGCAGCCATGTTACATCGCTCATTGCTGAGATAATAGATAATTAACAAAACGCTTGTAAGAATCTGGAGTATCTGGTAAATTTGCTGCTTGCATTAATGTAGGCAGATACTTTTGTACAATCATTCTGTTTTCATCTGGTCTAGTATTGGCGCTAATATTTTTAGGTAATGCATCTGAGCCTGGTCCTGGACCAAAATCTACACCAGCGGTAATTGGCTCTGACGGGTTATTTGTAGGGTCTAATAGTGTTCCCAATCCTAATGTTTCTGGCGATGCCATTTTTGCGGATTGAACATTAGATGTTTTAGGTGCAGACATTGGTGCTGCTTGTTGCTGTTGCATTAATTCCTGTCCTTGTCCATATGGCATTCCAGATATATATCTTGCTGGTTGAGTTCCAGATTGCCCCGCCCCACCAGTTGCTGAAATATTGGCAGGATTATTCTGTGCTGCAGTTGGACGAAGTCCCCCACTATTTTCATTACCAGCCATTTTATCTCCTACTTAATTTTTCTTGGTTGCTCTTTAGACGTATAAGGTGGTGCTGTAAATGCAGTCAACTTAGATGCTATTTCCATTGCTTCATAAGCATCTGCCCCAGCATACATAGCACCTAATGCATATGATGCACCAGAGCCTACGGCATATACTCCATCTGCAGATTTGCTTATTGATAACTCTTGGTCAATATCAAAGATTTCTCCACCAACAGCCATAATAAATTGAAATCTATTTTCTTTTGTATCTTCATCAAAATTGTAACCATTCTCTGTCATACATTTACGAAGAGATGGCATAGCCTTTACAATCATAAAATGATATAAATCTTCTTTATCTTGCTTTGTTGGAGTTGGTGGTTCCCAAATATGTTGTGCTATATCGCAAGGCAATGTTTCGCCAGAACCAGCAATTAAAAACATTCCATTTTCAGAAATCTTTTTAACCTCAGGATGAGAATAAATTCTACCTTCTGCATCAGTGGTTTGACTGTCAGCAACTATAAAGCAACGGTCTTTATGTTCTATTCCTATAATTGTTGTCATTGTCCCCTACTTAGTCGTTATCCTCTTGTTACTACTCTTGCGTTTCCTCGTCCACTTGCTGTTAAACTTGTAAGAATTGATTGAATGTCTGGTGCTTCTGTTGGTGGTGCTAATGGTGCTTGAGTAGGACCTCCTACTGGGGCACCAGAGGGAGCAGGGGACGGTTGCTCAACCATAGGATTTGAAGCGCCAGTAGGAGGAACCTGTTGTTGCGGAGCAAAGGTTGCCTCTATAGCATCTTCTAATGCCTGTCCCTTTTGGCGTGCCTTGATTACCGCAGCAATCTTTCTTACCACCTCAGAAGCATCTTGTCCCTGTGTTGCCATCTGTGGTATTGCTTGAGTATATGCGGTTAACGAGCCAAGTAGTGCTGCTCGCATATCTTCAATTTCAATCTTTTCTAATTCTTGAGTTACATTAACTGTAAATGGCAACTCACGCATTGCCATATCTTTAGAAATTAACTTGCCTCCAAGAGCCTGTAACATAAAGATAAGACCTTGGGCTGGGTTAAGACCAGCAAGCATTCCGTAACGGACATCTGCTGAATAGTCACCCTTAATATCTTTAGTTGGCTTATAAGTAATTTCATATGGCGAGCCAGAATCTACACCACGAATTGTTTTTTCTTCTGGGAAAATTGTTTCATCAATTTCAAAACAGATGCTAATTACATCACGCAATGCTGCCGCAAAAATTGCTTGGGCAGATTTAACCTGTGTATCAAAGGCTCCCATAAGAGCCTGCACGCCTTGACCTGTAACAATAGATGCATCAATGTTTCCAGTACGTCCTTCTGGATAACGAGACGCAACACGCAGTTCTTGATTAAGAAGTTGTTGCTCTGTAAACGCACCTTGTGGCAGTGTAAGTTCTACACGACGAACACCTGCTGGGTTGGCTGTGCGAATAACGGCATCTCCGCCAAGTTGCAACTCTTGTACATCTTGTGGAAGTACAATAGGGGCTTGTACAGATTTTTCTGCAGCCTCCATTGCCAAAATAGCAAAGCGATTACGAAGTAATTGGATACCCAATACATCATCAAATTGACCACGTAGTTCATTGTCAATAGATGGTTTACGGGCTACCACTATCATCATCTTACCAAGAGGATTCTTGGCCTGTGATAAAATTAAATTATCTTTTGTTGGTACATATACAACGGATTGGTCTTTATCGTAATAACGAATAATTTCAATCTGGCTGTTCAAATCTTGCTTATATCCCATACCACCTAGAAGTATGTTGTCATACTCTGGGAACTGAGCAACTAACTCTCCAAGTGTCATTGTGTAACGTTTAGCAAATGCTACGCAACGACCATATCGGTCAAACTCTGGGTATGAACCAATCGGGTTCTCAATACGAATTCTAGGAAGTTTTACTTCCTCGTCTAACTCAATTACAAATGGAACAAATCCATATGTTAAATACCAGTCTGCTCCTGAGTACATCTGTACCGCAAGGTCAGAGTTCGAAAAATAATTACTAGCAATACGAGTACGCTTATCGGCAAAAGTACGAGCACGGTCACTGACCTGATTAGCGGCTGAGCAGTTAACCGCTGGAAGAGGTGCCATAACCTCTGAAAGGTCCCTGGCAACGATATCAATAAAATTTGCAACGACATTAGCATCTACTCCTGCAGGAAAAAAATCTGGATATACTTCAGATATTCTGCCTTTACGTACAGCAAGTACATCTAGGTTGCGAGCATCTCTTTCACTATTGCGATAGCGTAGCGATTGAACTCGTGCCGCTACCTGCTCAATTGATAATGCCATTTGTATCCTAACCGTAAGTTTCTTGCCATTGCTCTGCAAAGGCCTCGTCTAAATTAAGTGAACTTCTAGTGGACATCTGTGCCCTAGTAGCCCATCTATTGTTCTGGTATTGTCCAACTCTACTTGATGTTTGCATTAACTCTCTACATCTAATAACTGCAAACCATAATGCCATGACACAGTCAGTAGGATTTTTAGTGTCTGGCTTCCAAGTAATTAATTGTTGCACCAAAGACTTAAGTCCCTCTGAGCCTTCATTAGAAGGCAGTTCTATTAAGTTGTTATCTTGAAATCTGCCGTCCCGCAGTGTTCCAAAAAGACTAGCCATAGAAGCGACACCAAATCCGATGTCCCATTTATTTTTACCAGTAAAGTGTGAATTAAGTTGACAGCCATAGGATGCCAGATAGTTTCTTAAATCTGTATCCATAGCATAATATTTTTGATGGGCGTTAATTTCAACTCTAAACTCTTGTGGCTTGTATCTTTCTACCCACTCACGAATAAGAGCGTCTTCCTTTTGCGGAGAAGGTTCAGACATATTAACGCAATCTAAAACATATATACGACCATCAGCCCTGTTATAAGATACTGCTACGAAAGCAGACCGTCCAGTTACGGCTGGGTCAAATCCAATAATTGTATAAGTTGAGTCTACGTTTTTCGGGTGCCCTGGCGTATTGCTTCTAAGCGGTCCACGCTTTCGCATACCGTTAACACATCCAGCAACTGCTGCTGGCGCAAAGATAGAGTCGGACTCGACGTCTGACGTCTTCTTGTTGGTAGACCATAGCCCAGACTGACGGAGCCACTTCAGACCGCCTTGTAAAAAGCGAAGGTCCATCCCATTTGGGATATAGTCCTTGCTCATTAGGTTCGTCCTTTTCGCCTTCAGCCCTGTCTGTCCAAGGCCAGAGCGTTTTCCAGTTCTTTGGGTTTTCATCAAATTCTAAAACTGCTGGACAAGAGAAGTAAGTAAACGGTGATTTGCCACCAGTCCACTGTTCGCCATCTCTTATCATTTTATATAAATCAATAGGAGCGACACGGGTTCCTACTATAAGTAGTTTGCCGTGTCGTCCCAAACGGGTGATGACTTCTTTTTGAAGCCATTCAATTTGCTTCTCCCACTCATGGGCATTTGCATTCATCACCACATCGTCAAGGATAATCAGGTCTGCTCTCGCACCATAAATCTGCGACCCGAATCCCAATGCTTGTACTGTAGGGTCTTTTTCACCAGAGTCTCGTCCAGCCCCCAAGTAAATCATATCTGCGGACCAAGTAGGTGAATCCGCTTTGTAGCCACCATTAGGTCCAAATGCCATTTGTAACTTTGTCCAGTTAGGATGGCTCAATCTTGTCTTTATCGCAGATAGGAACTTACGTGCCATACCTTGCGTCTTTGATACAATAATAATTCTAACGTTAGGGTCTATTGCTAAACGGTAGGTAACGTAGTTGATGGTAAGTACAGTTGACTTAGCATGTTCTGGTGGTACGTTAATTAGGATGCGGTTTTCGGCAGCCTTCTCATATGTCATAGAAGGGTGTTGCCATCTAGGCTCTCTACCCTCTATTAAATCAATCCAAGACTTGTGGTGGTCAAACAATTTAGTTTCTAGGAATTGCTCCGAGAACTCTTCAAAAGGTATATCCTTAAGATTGGATAAGTCTGCTTTGACACCTTTGCCTGCTAGGCGGGCTTTGTCCGCTTTGTCCTTAAAGTCAGGGTCTGCCATAGACCATTGCCGAAAGGTAACATCGTTACGCCCTACAGCCTTCATGGCATCTACTACGGTAGAGCCTTGGGCTAGTAATTCTAGAACCTGCTTCTGAGCAGCGTCCTTGGGTATATTTTGTACCCCTGGTTTGCGACCCACAATTGCCCCCTAAAACGG